AAGCAAACTCGCGCGCTCAAAACCCGCCGTTTTTCGGCGTCCGTCGCGGCTGACGCCACGGCGCTTGCTGAGTGCGCAGTCCCTCCCTCTCAACCGCGTGAGGTTCGCACCCATAGTGATGTCGCCATTGACTCCGGCGACCACTACACCACGAATTGTGTCCGTGGTGAAGACGACTCTGGTGTCCCGCACTTCGGGCCCATTGTCCATCAGTACGTCGACTCCTACGTTCCTCCCGCGCCTCGCGCTGCCATGGAACTCTGGATCGGCGATCCCGACGGTTCCACTGTTGGGTGCGCGTGCGCCGTCGGCAACTACCTTGCCACGGCGTGGCACGTCGTCGAGCCTTTCTTCCACGACCTCTGCGATGCGCGCATCCCCATTAAGAGCGCTGCCCATCCCCACTGGCAGCTTCTTTCCGTCGGTGTCGGGTTTGTTTGCAACTCGACCGACCTCTGCCTCCTCCTCCCCCGAGACCAGCACTTCGCTGGTGGCCTCGGAGTTCGCCCTCTCACGTTCGCCAAGGATCGTGATGACGAAGATGAGGCTTTCGCCAACGGGTGTTGTTTGACCAACCCCCGCACTAGCATGAACTACGTGCTCTTCGACGGCCCCGATGGTGCCCTTAAACCCGGCGACTCTGGTCGCCCCGTCATGGATCACCACGGCCACGTCATTGGCGTTGTCGCCGGTTGTGCTCCCGGTTGCCGTTGGGACGGTACCCGCGAGTACTCCGTCGCCACCTTCCCCGCTGGTGCCTCCGCTTTCTTTTTGACTGTCGGTCGCATCAAATTCCGTCAGCCTCACGTCTTCGACGATGAGGCCGACCACGACCTCCTCAAACGCCGTAGCAAGTACGCCGAGGAGTTCTACGTCGCGCTGCGATCCAAGTACGAGGCTCGCTACGGGGACGACGTCGGTTTCGACAACTACGCTAAGCTCTACTACGCCGTCGCCGGCGATTATGAGGATGCTGAAATCTTCTGGTATGAGGAACGCGCAGAGCAGTTCGTCACCAACACCATGTGGGACCCTGACGACCCGGACTGGCAGGAACGCCACGCCGCCAACGTCTTGCGTAACAACGCGCGCGAAGACGCGGCCCGCATCGGTATCGAGCTTTTCAGTAGTCGCAAGACGCTGCCCCCGCTCGATGAAGAGGACGATGGCCAGAGCAGCAGCAGCTCCGCCAGCGTCACGCCAGCTATGCTGGCGGCCCTGAGCATCGAAGATCACGACGCTCGTTTTGCGGCTTTCCACGCCGCGTCTGCCCAGCACCAGCAGACCGTTTCCGCAGCCGTCACCGCGCGCGTCGTCACTCGTAAGGAGCTCGCCGCCGCGCGCAACGCCCAAGACATTTCTGCCTTGGACGACGGAATCGCAATCATGCTTGCCAAAGGCGCTGAGCTCGTTGCTCCCGTCTTTCTCTCCGCCGACGACCTCAAGCAATGCAACGGTAACCCCGTTGCTGCTGAGAAGCGCGAGAAACAGTTGCGCCTCAAAGCGCTCCAACGCGACTATTCCATCAAGGAACGCCTCCGCGTCGAGCGTGAGACGCGCGTTCGTCGTACCAAGGAGATTCAAACACGTTTGGATGCCAGCCATCAAGAGATTCTCGCTCTTCAGCAGAAGCTGCAGGAGCTCGGGGGAGCCCCCGAGCCGGATTTCGAGTGATGGCCGCGTGCCTCCGGCGCGCCCGCGACAAGGTTTTAGGCGTCAAATTTCGCCTTTTCCTTGCCGCGCGCCCCGCCGAGCACGCCGCCCTCAACCTCGAATACGTCGGCATTGCGCCGAGTTTTCGTTGTTCACTCTCCGTCCCAGACCCACCTGGTGACTATCCAACCTTTCTCACATCCGTCCCCGAACTCCTTCCCTACCACCACTCCCCCAAGGGCCCCGCCGCTGAACTTGCCTCTCTATGCAAGCTCTTCTCCGTTGAACCCGTCGCCGAGACCGAGCTCAACCTCGCCTACCGACGACGCGCTCTCGAGTACATGCCGGCGCCACCGATCTTGGCGCCGCCCGGCTCGATTGAGCGTGTTTTCCACCCCCTGCACTTTCACCTTTGTGCTTGCGCTGAAAACGGCTCCTCCAACCCTGGCTACCCCTTCAACCGTCACCACGGCACTAAAGCCGAAGTGCTCGACGCTCTTTTCCCGGAGGTCTATTTCCTCTGCGCTCTGAAGCTTCTGGCATACGACCACTTCCCGCCTTCTGCCTGTGCCGACCCCACCTACTTCAGCCTTCAGTACCCCTATGCCGTCTTGCTCAAGACTGAGCTTACGAAGAAAGATCATGCCCGCGTCATACTGATGCAGTCGCTCGTCGACTCCATCGTCTCCCGCGCCATCATGACCACCACCTCTTCCTCCAACCGCTCTTTCTGCCTCCAGGGCTACTCTGCCATCGGCATCGGCGCCACCGTTGCGCATGCCGACGCTCTCACTTCCCGGTTTGTCCTCCCCGGCCGAGTCAACGCTTCCGTTGACGTTCCCTCTTTCGATGCCACTTGCACCATGGCAGCTAAGAGGTTGCACTACGACCACATCCTCCGCCGCGTCGACAGACCCCCTCGCCTTTTCCGCCGTCGCCTTAAAATGGACTTGAACTCCACCGCTCACTCCATCATGGTCCTTTCCGATGGTACTCTTCTCCGGAACAAGAAACCCGGTAAGACTTCCACCGGTGACTACAAGACCTCCCACGGCAACACTTTCGAGCAAGCCAATCGCCTCATCGCCGCCGGCCTTTATTTGGCCGACCGCTTTGACCACCCCGATTTCTCGAACGTTGTTGCCGCCGGCGACGACGGGATCCTGCCTCACCACCCCGAATTCCCTGCGGCTTGTGCGGCCCTCGGTTTTCCCATACGCGACTACGAGGCCCAATCCGGTCCTCTTGTGTTCTGCAGCCACACTTTTGAAGCGGGGCGCACGCCCGTTGGCGTGCGCGTCTTCAAATCCTTTGCTGCTCTCATCTACGACGAACCCGTCGTCGAAGAGCACTTTGTCGCGTTCTGCCGTTCCTACCAAGGCCACCCCTCCTTCGAACGCCTCCTCCTTTTGTTGCTGCGCCAGCGCCCCGGCATCAAAACTTTCCTCGGACTCGACCACATCCAAATGTCTTCCCGCAACCCTTGCCCTCCGAACCCCCCTCGACGCCGCCGCCGCCAGCCCCAGCGCC